TCTTTGGTTCACAGGGGTCTTCGTTTATTGAATCTACAAGTTTTAGTGCTGATGCTTCTAATGTTGTGCAACAAGGAGACTTAGTACAATTTTCTGATGATAGTAATAATCTTGTTAGATCAATTGTTCAGTTTGCCACAGAACAAGAAGGATCATATAAATCTAGAATTTACTTAGATACAGCTCTACCTGGTTCAGTTACTAATGCTAGTATTGTAAGATTGCGTCCAAAGGTAGATAATGCTGCAAGTGGTACATTATTATATTCTACTGGTAGTAAGCAAGTATCTCAAATTTCTGCTGGCGGAGATGATACTAAAATTAAATATTACTTCCGTAGAGATTTTGTAACTACTGCAACTACTGGTGGTGGTACAATTACGTTTGCTGCACAGTTACCATTTGGTACACAAAGATTTGCTGCATATTCTGAAGAAAATTATATTATTACTGTATTAGATCCTGGTGATGCACCTGATATTATAAAAGGTGATGTCATTTATGTTGCCGAGGATGTTGTAGATATATCATCTGCTACTGATACTGCTAGTGGTTTAACATCTGGTAGTATTAGTCTACAACTAGCATCAACATATTTTGGAACTATTCCTACTAACGGAGCATTCCCTAAACTTAAATTAACTGCAACTCTTGAAGTATCTAATGCAAAACCAAGACTCAAAACTGTAGTAAAGAATAAAAGGATTACAGTCACATCTGCTGGTGATCGTGTTGTTCCATTAAGAGGTACTGACTATGATAATGAAGTTGTAGAGATACTTTCATATGCCGATGCATATAAGTTAAACTACATTTACGAAGGAACATCATCACAACCTCCTGAGATTGATACTGCTGGTAATATAATTTCTGGTACTGATGTAACATCAAGATATACATTTGATGATGGACAGAGAGATACAATATACGATGTTTCAAGAATAGTTTTAAAACCTGGTTTTGAAGAAACTACAGGTCAACTTGTAATATCTTTTGATTACTTCGAGCACTCACAAGGAGATTTCTGCACTATTGATAGTTATTTACATGAAGCAGGAGTTTCTGAAGACGAGATACCATCATTTGATTCATCTGTTTTGGGAATAGTAGAACTTAAAAATGTAATTGATTTTAGACCAAAAGTAGATAGCACTGCTATTATACCAGGTTTCCTTGATACATCTACGTTAGAAAGAACTGAAGGATCTTTCTCAGGTGCTGGTGCTATAGTTTCAAGTAGTCCTGCTCCTGATAAAAATTTAGAATATACATTCTCGTTTAGTCAAGTTCAATATTTGGATCGTATTGATGGTATTTTCTTAGACAAGAAAGGGGGTTTCATAGTTAAAGAAGGTAACTCATCTCTCAATCCTACAAAACCAGATTCTATAGAGGATGCAGTAGCATTATTCTATGCTTATATTCCTGCATTTACAAAAACAAGTAAAGACGTAAGACTTACTCCAGTTGATAATCGTCGTTATACAATGCGTGATATCGGTAAGTTAGAGAAGCGTATTGAAAGATTAGAATATTACACCACACTTAGCATACTGGAACAGCAAGCACTTAACATGCAAGTTAAGGATGAAATTGGTCTTGATAGATTTAAGTCTGGTTTTGTGGTTGACAATTTTGAAGCACATAAAGTAGGTAATCTTAAATCACTCGATTATCGTTGTGCTATTGATGCTCAACAGTCTGTATTACGTCCACAATCTAAAGAAGATTCTGTACATTTAGTTGAAGTTAATACAAGAGAAGATCAAAGAGCAGTTTCTGGATATAAAAAATCAGGACATTTAGTAACATTACCATATTCTCCATTAACATTATTAGGAAATGATTTTGCTTCTTCAACACTTAACCCAAATCCATTTGTTGTATTGCAATATGTTGGTGATAGTGAAGTATCTCCATCAATAGATCAATGGTATGATTCAAGTATAGAACCAGTTGTTGTAGATACAAATACAGATTTGTTCAATATTTTCTTAGCAAAAGAAAGTGTAAAAGAAAGTTTCTCTAGTTTGCATAACTCATTTGTTATTAACTGGGTAGGTGCATCATCTTCATTTACTGCTATCAATTCATTAGGTGAAGTTAGTACACAAGTTGCTAATACATCTATACAAAGTGCATCTGTTGGAAGTTCTTCTAATATTAGTCCACAAAATAATGAAGTAGGTAAAGGATTACAAACTAAATCTATAGGTGATAATATTGTTTCTACATCTTTATCATTCTTTGCAAGAAGTACACCTGTTAAATTTACAATTGGCAGAATGAAACCTAACACAAGAATTTACGTATTCTTGGAAGGTAGAGATATTAGTCGTTGGGTTAATCCTGATCTTAGATATACTGGTATTGCAGCAAACTCTTTATCAGCATTCAATGGTCCTATAACAACTGATGAATATGGTAATGCTAGTGGTTTAATTATTTTACCAGCAGGATCACCTCCTAATGAAAATGCTGTTTGGGGTGGAGATATTGATACTGTTGGGTATGACTCATCAGCAGAGGCATTAAACTTTACTGTAGGAACATTGACATTTAGATTTACATCTAGTGCTACTAATGCAGCAAAAACAGATGTAGACACATATACAGAAGTTAAGTATCATGCTACTGGTATTTTACCAGAAAATCCTTCTAGTATTGTTTCTACAAAACCATCTATTTTTAAATCTAATGAAGGTGTTCAGTTAATTGAAAGTAATACTGATAATCCTGTAAGACCTAATCCTCTTGCACAAACATTTAAAGTAGAAAATCTTGATGGTGGTTGTTTTATAACAGGTGTAGATTTATACTTTAATAAGAAGAGTTCTACAATTCCTGTTAAAACATATATCACAAATGTGGATGCTGAAAAACCAGCAAAGAATATTGTACCTGGTAGTGAAAAAACATTAACACCAAATACTTTCCTTAAGTGTTTTGCTAGTGGTAACATGGCAATCTATAAGAATGAAAATGTTACTGGTTCATCTTCTGCTGCATCTGGTCCTATACTAAAAGTATTTGATAAAAACAATGTAGAATTAGTTGCAACTGCATCTGGTAAGTATAGTCTTACAAACGAACAAGTTTATACTGTTGTTCTCAGTAATCATAATGGAAAATCATTTATACCAAATGAAGATTTAGTTATTCCATCTGTAACTCTTGCCAATGCAACAGATGCAACAGATTTTGTTCTTTCTGTTGCTAAAGACAGTGGTAAGTTATCTGATATTAGAATTACAAATCCTGGTCTTAATTACGACAGTGCAATTTTAACAATAGAAAGTCCACAATTACCTGGTGGATCTACTGCTACAGCAAGTATAGAAGTTTCTGGTGGTAAAATTTATAATGCTGAAATAGCATTGAGTGGATTTGGATATACAGAAGCACCATCAGTTGTTGTGAAAGGCGTCGGAAATGGTGCTGGAGGGTGTGAAATACAAACCTTTATAGAAATAGATACACCAGCAGTTAGAATGGGTGTAGCGATTGATACAGAGGGTGTTACACAATCTACTACTCCTACACATTTTGGTTTTGATTATCCTGTATACTTACAAAATGATACAGAATATGCTCTTGTAATAGAAACTGATTCTATTGACTATGAATTATGGTCATCTAAATTAGGAGAAACTGACATAGCAACAAGTACGGTCATCACCACTCAACCTTCATTAGGTTCGGTTTACCGATCACAAAATACTGAAAGTTGGACTGAAGATATATTTGAAGACCTTAAGTTTACAATGTATCGTGCTGAATTTAGTACAAGTAGACCAGCAGAACTTTTAGTTAAGAATGAAAGTCTTGGTTATGAGTTACTAGAAAATAATCCATTTGAAACTAATGCTAGTGCAAATACAAATTCTACCTCAAAATTATTTAAAAATAATAATACTATTCTTAAAGTAAATCATAGAGATCATGGATTTGAAACTAGTGGTAAATCATACGTATTCTATAGAACTGCTAAAGAAATTGGTGGTATTACTACATCTATTTTGAATAGTACATTATTCCAAATAAGTAATTCTGGTGTTGACACATATAATATACAGTCAAGTTCTCAAGCTGCTGGAAATTCTATTGGTGGTGGGGACATGGTATATGCCTCATTCAATAGAAAATTTGAAACATTATATCCACAAGTATCATACTTATCATTTACTAATACAACTTTAAACACAGAAGTTAAAACAACTAATGTAATTCCTGTAGATTCTACATCTACAAACTATGCGTCTTATTCACAAGCAAGTTACGAAAAAACATTTTTAAATGAACCTCATTATTTTACTAATCAAAAATTTATTGCATCTAGTATTAATGAAACTTTGAACAGTGTACCTCAGTCACTTACTTATAAAATGACTTTATCATCTAATGTGTCTCATTTAAGTCCAGCAATAGACTTGTCAAGTGCTACTGTTAAGACAGTAACTAATAGAGTTGAAAATGCTACTGGACAAGAAGATAGATTCGGAAGAAGAGATCAAGTTGTTGAATTTTATCCTGTTTACCAATTTAATCTTGCTGGTAATGCTGGAACTCAACTACAAGCAGATCAAACAATCAAAGGAGTTACAACAAAAACAACTGGTACTATTGCTAGAGTAAATGGTCAAGTTGTTTATGTTAGAGTTAAGACAAGTCAATTCTTCCAAAAAGGAGAGACAGTAACATTAGGAAATCAATTGGGTCTTACTGGTGTTACAGTTGATTCAAATCCATCACAAGTATTTGCTACTATTGCTGATGCATCTACTATTGTTGCACGTAATCCAAATGTATTAAATGAAACATACGATAATATAATTACTGGTAAAACAACTATTTGGAATACTCA